TCTGTTTGTTGACCACATCAACCCATTCGCCCAGTTCCATTAAGGGTAACTCCAAAAAAAAGCCAATCGGTGTGTATGTATTGCGTGCAAGCCACACACACACTTTCATTATTGACTCAACGCTTCCGAAGCCGACCCTAACAAAAAAACCTGTGCCATCACAGTTAATGCTGTCCAATCGGCACTATATAACTCGCTAATCACTTGCACGGGTGTATTTGTAGCGAGCGACACCACTAATTCTTGGTATGTTTTTGATAGTTCATAAAAAGGAGCGTCCTGCGAAATTAATCCAGGACGCCTCGAAATAGTCCTTAATTGACTACTTTTAATGCTATCAAAATCAACCTTAAATTGACAATATGTTTTCCCGCCGACCGTAATCGGTTTCTTTAAAATGTATGTTTTAACATCTGAAACATCAATGTTTTGCAACTTTTCTAATATTTCAGAAGTGTCTTTCACGCTTTCAATAGGGCTTTCATCAACTGCTGTTTCATTTAAGGTTTGTTCAATCATAATCCTAAATTACCTCTAACTTGCGAAAGGAAATCTTGCCCATAAACCCGATAAATCATATTAAACGGGTCAATTTCGCAATATTCGTTGTTACCAATAACCCATTTCATATAGGAAACATTGAAATCCATTTCCACATTCTGTAAATCGGCGGGTGCAAGTTGCCCTAAATTTACGCCAAGTGGACATGCTCTCAAAACAACCTTTTGCTGTGTGTTGATAAACTCGCCAGTAGCGGGGTCGATTGACTCAATACTACTCCATAATTCAATGTGGTGATATTTTTGAACGAGTAACTCTCTGATTTCGTCCATTGCCACATGCCATGTGAGTTTGGCGGTCATGTTTTGGATATTGCCCACAACGGGGACATCAAGCGAACCCGATATCCCTGCTCCTTTTGTTTCTTGCGTAATAAATTGTGGGTTTGGAAGCTCTGCTGAAACGGTGCCAAGAAGTCTCGTTCCGTCAAGGTAAACTTCATAGTTATTTATTCTGCGTGCTCTTGTATTTGCCATTTTTATCTCCTTTTAACTAAACAGTGTTTCCAAATAGGAAGGGTCAAATTCCAACATGAAATTTATCTCTTCTGCGGGAGCCACAAGCCCTAAGAACACATGGAAAGTGATTTTGCCATCCATTAAATCGGTTAAAGGGTTTTCAGTGTCGTTAAATTCAATCCTTCCGCCAGTGATGGCTCCTTGCGACTGCAACGAATTAATGAATATGCCCTCACTGTTTAAAATCGTTTGAATGAGTCTTCTATTAATCGGGAAGTCAACCTTTTGGAACCATTTCAAAACAAGTTGGTTGCCATACCAAACCATCATCCGTCTGTTTGAAATAAACACATCTTTCGGGTCTGTCGTGCCGGGATAGGTTCCTGTTCGATTTCCCCATAAAACCCATCCATTGGTGAAGTTTAAAGCGGTGGTTATGCCATTACTATTAAGATAGTTTGCTTTTGCTAAATCAAGCCATAATTCGCTGTTTCCAACAATAGCACTTTGACATTGTAAGTTCTTGTTTGAAGGGCTTGCAAAGGGTATGTCATTATTATTTGCGTCAACTCGTGACATAATGCAAGAGGCTTGGTCAGCCATTGAAAGACTATCTTCGCCAAGTTTTACACGAGGCCAACAAAGATATAAATTCGGGTCAACAAGGTTATTATCGTTTTTATAAGCGGGAACATCGGTGTATTGCGTTACTTCTGTATCTGATAAATCAGCAAAGACAACTGCATTGAATACACTGTTTATATTCTTTGATTTAGCAACTGCTATCATTGACACCACAGGGTCAGGGGTTGTGCATCTGATAATGCCCGGCATCATCCTAAATTTAGGGAATGCAGAGTTTATCAGTTCCAAACCCGTAGATTTTCCCGTGACAATATCATAACCGCCGATATAATCAGTCGCTGTGATTTTTGAAGTGTCTGCAAAGGTGTATGTAGCGGTTATCACTTGACTTGTTGAAATTGCTGTTGCGAGCGTTGAACCTGGTATTGCAGTCACTAATCCCGTAATTCTATTAAAGGTGAAATCGACATCTTCTTGATATGGAATTGAGTTTCTGATAAGTGATAATTCGCCAATTATATCAGTGTTTGCAAGTGAACACTGTAAATCAACCCAACTTGTCACTTCGCCTGTTACTTGTGTTTTATGTGTTTCGGGGTCAAAGATATTCACCATTATTGTAGGTGACTGATTAAAAAGCGTGAACTTGTTATACACAAACCCGCTTAAACCCCATTTTTGTTTGTCGTCTTTACTTGCTTCAATGCCAAAGACTTCTGTCGCTTCTGCATTGCTAAAAATCAAAGACATTCCGCCGGGCTTAACCTTTTCTTGTAACTCTGGTGAAAGTCTATGAATTGGAGCAGGTCCCACCACAAAAGGAAGTGAAGCGTTCACTCTGACTGGTGGAATTAAACTTGTTGGAACTTCGCTATATTTAACGCCGTGAAAAAAAGCCATTTACACCCTCCTTGTTTTAACATATTTCTTTTTTAATTCTTTAATAATTAACGAATATCTCGAATCAGGTATTGTTAATTGTTTCATAACAGCGGGAACTTCTGCAATTGGAACGAACATTTTCTTTAAGTCTTTATCGACTTTTAAACGCTCAATCACTTCAACAGGAAGTCCATTATTGAATATTCGACCATAATCTAATTGAAACAAAACACCGCCAAGAGCGTCTCGTTCAACGATTGGTATTCCTAAATACATAACCGTTTTATTTGTTATATCAGAGTTTTTAATCTCTGCTTTTAACTCTGTTACGGGTTCTATAATAGGTTCTATTTTATCTTTTAGTGTCTTATTTGACATTTTTACCTCTCTATTATTGTATAATTGTTGTTGGTGTTTTAATTCCATCGCTTGTGAAAGTTGCCAATACAACTCCACCGAATATGGGTCTGTTTTGGAACCCGCCCTCATAAACACCGATTTCTTTTTCTATTCCTAATTTACTTGTTATTGTTTCTTCTATCCGCCAGTGATTATTAGCATAATACTGATTATTGCATAGCATTAAAAACACTCTATCAACCATGTTTAAGACATCCATGTATCCTGATTCTGTGTCAAATTCAGTATTGATTTTTTCGTCTATATAAGCAAAACATAACAAACTAATTTTGACCTCTCTAACTCTCACATTATTAGAATTAGGTTTAATATCATTATCCAAAATTCTAATAATAATCAAAGGAGCAGAATCACCATCAGTAGCCTTTTTGGGAGGGCTTTGTCCAATCCAAATTGACGGGTTTTTATATTCCTCTTTTTTAGTTGTCTCTCTTGTGTCAACCCGCATCGGAAAATCTTTAAAGGTTTCTTTTAGTTTGTTTTGCAAGTCTTTAATCAGAAAAATTGGAGTTCTCATTTAAAACCCTCTGTAATTAGCCAACCCTCACATTGTGCGATAAATTCATTGTTGAACGCAATTTGTGCTTTTTCGAGTGCCATTTCATCAATATTTTCTTTTTCAGAAATAGTCATCAATGGTGCTGGCATAACAGTTATTCTTTCAAGCGCTGGTTTTCCTGTGCTGGTTCTTTTATAAGGTCCGTCACCTTTTCCCTCTCTAACAACTCTAAACATGTTTACCGTTCCTTTAATATTAGCAATAAAACCTCGTGACTCTGGTCTTGGTTTACCTCTCAAATAAAAACTAACTCCACCTGTTGTTTTACCAGTCATGGGTTCTGTTTGGGAAGGTGACAATTTCATTGGATTAATTCTACTGCTTTCTAAAATCACTTGTGCATCCATGTAACCTGTTTTCAAACTTGCCTTTTTAACCTTATAGTTTTTCGTTGCTTCTGTTGGAAGGTTCCATTTTTTCATTGTTTCCTTTTTAGTAATCGAATTAAAGGTAACAGCCGCTTTGTTAAGTGAAACTAATAAAACATCTGTAAACCTTTCTGGCATCTTTTCAAGACACAGCTGGAAATCTTTATGGTTTATTAAATCAGCAGTTATATTTATCATGAGATGCTCCTTTCAATCTTGACGACAACAAACGGTTCTTGTATTTTTACATCAACAACGAACCATAAATCGCCGTTAAAATCAACCCTTTCTGCAACTTTAGGAATTACTACTAAATCACTTATATCACATATTAAAACCTGTCTGTCATTATTGACTGCTTGTGTTTCATATTCTTGTGACATAACACGGACATCAGGGTTATAACGCAATTCTTGACCATTCCATGAGCAAGTTAAACCAAATTCATTTTGATTTTGGAATATATTTTCTATATCTTTTTTAACTTGCTCTTTGAAACTGGTCATTATGCCTCCATAACCGCACGGGTATATAATGCAATTAATGTCACTTTATTGTCTGCTGGTCGATAAGGAACACCAAGCCCTGCTAATTCTCGTCTTAATTGTTCGTTCGTCATTCGATTGGCTTTTGCAATTAATTCATCAAAATCTTCGCTTGTGTCAAGTTCACCATAGCGAGGGCCTGTTGTTTCGATTGGTATTTCTACATGATAATCACCAACATCTGATTCCATCAATTCAGCAGTTCCGATTTTAATTAATCTTATCGCTTGTTGTTTTTCAAACTCTATTATTTCACCTGTTTTAATCGTTTTTCCATCGTGAACAATAGGGCGCAATAATTTAATGACTACCATAATCCCTTCTTAAACATCAAACGGACTATTGAGAACATGAGCAACTGTGAAAAGTTCTGGTCTGCGAAGTGCTACCATTGGAGCTGATTCAAGCGTTATCCATTGTTTTCTACCATCTTCTGATATCCATGCGTTTGGAAATTCGGGCATTGCTCTTAAATTTGCATTAAAGTTATTAATATAGCCATAGTGCATTTCGTTTTGTGCGTCACTTCCGCTATAACCCAATAACACTGTTCCGTTTGGCACCATTGGTGTTAAAAGTCCTGTGTCGGGGTGGTCATACCATTCGTTGTAAATATAAACAGTAATAGTTCCAGAATATAGTCTGAATTTTCCAACTCTTGAAACGCCATTGCTTAATAATTCTGGTTCAAGGTCAATCACATCTTGTCTATTTCTGTCTAAATATTCTGCTACTTTTGGATGGTCAAGGAACACATGAGCCACATCGTGAGAAATTATCACTTTATTAGGATATTTTCCACTTGCTTTTTGTCTTGCAATACACCATTTATCTAAATCTTTAAATGGGTCACTTGCCGTTCCGTCCCAAGCACCTGTTCCTGTTAATGTAATGATATTATCGGGTTTATAATCGAAATCAACCACGCCATTAGTTCCAACACCGACTGCTTGAACCTTTCCTGTATAGAGTGCTTCTGCAACCATTTGCTCTCTTTTACGAGCTGCTCTTGTCCTTAGTGATTTCCAAGCTTCTGCAACCATTAAAGTTATTTTTTGTTCGTTTGACATCGCTTGATATTGGTTTAACCCAAAAGCCCTATTCTCTGCCAGGTCGGGTGTGAACAGCATTTTTTCAAATATATAAGCAGGTGCGGTTGTGTAGGTGTCGAAACTTCCATGTTGGACAACAACGCCATCACTGTCACGACTGACAAACTTTGCAATCGCTCTACTATCTGTTTTTTTATCCCATTCAACTTTTGTGGTTTCATGCATTATTCTACCAGAAATAAATGTTTTTTCCAAGAAATCGTGTTGTGGAAGTTCATTTTGAACCCCGTCAATCATCATTTTTCTTATGTTTATGTTTTCTTTGTATCCTTCCATTTAAACCTCCTAATTAATTTGCACCTTCTGAAAATATGATTGGTGCATAGTTTTCACGAAGTATATCATCCCATGCTTGCCAAGTTCCCGAACCGAAAGTAAGTTGACTTCCAATAAAATCACCTGTTACCCAAGCCATTCCCGTTTCACCTGCTTTTCTGTCACGAATTAAAACACCATAAATTATGTCTGGGTCTGTGGTTGCATCTCCAATCGAAACTAAACTAACTGTGTTGTCTGAATTTTTCTTTACTACGCTTCCACGAAGTAAATCCTCTTTTGCTATAACTGGTTTTTGTTTTACGGGGAAATCACTTGCAAATATGCTTTGATTTGTTTGTTCCCCAATATGGTCAACACCTAATATTTCTTGAACCATTTTTATTCTCCTTTGATTGATTTTTTAAATAAATCTACACTTTGTTGATGTTTAATAGCTTCTTGTTTTAAATCAGAACCAGAGCTACGCTGAATATTGGGAATATTTCCCGCATCGGCTTTGTACTTATCAAGCATTTCTTGTTGTTGTTCTCTTTCTGCTTTCAGAATTTGCACCGCCAGATCACCCGCAGTTATTGGTTCTTTAAACATAGCATTTTTAATTAAGTCTGTCATACCTTGAATAGGGCTTATATCTATTAATGCCTCAATTCTTTTGCGTTCGTCTTGGACACCTTTCATATATAAGTTCACACTTGCATCTTTTTTATTTGTTTTGGTTTCCTTTTCTTCTTTTTCTTCTTCTGTTTCGTCAATTGCATCTTTGCAATCTTTGTCTTTGTCATCGTCTTTGACTACTTTTTCGATTTCTTCTTCCTTGTCTTTTTCGTCAACAATGTCTTCTGCTTTTGTTCCAGCCATTTTCAAGCCTCCTTTATTTAATTTAGTTATTATTCCTTCAAGCGAATCGATTTCGTCTGCCATACCTTTTTTAACGGCTTGGCGGGCAAGCATCGTTCCCCCTTCACCAAACTCTTTTGCGACATAATCGGTAGTTTTATTTCGATATAATGCAACCTTTTCGATAAATATGTCACAAAGAGCGTTAATTTCTTTTTGAATTATTCCTTTGCCTTCGTCTGTCGACACATCAAGTCTCTTATATGGGCTTTGAGAACTGACAATTTCGATGGTCTCATCGTCCTCATTATTCTTTTGAGCAGTAGCAATCACCCCAATACTTCCTAATACAGCGGTTTCATCGGCAACAATATGTGAGCAAGCTGAACTTATCCAATACGCAGCACTGCAAGACATCGCTGATACATATGCAATAATGGGTTTTATGTGCCTGCTTTCGTAGATTAGTTTTGAAAACTCGTTTACGGAGTTAATGTCACCCCCAGGGCTATCAACCGAGAGAATAATTGCTTTCACTTTGTTGTCTCTGATTGCCTCACCAAACCTCAATGCTAATGTCTCAATCGAAACTGCACCTGAAATCTCGGTGAATAAACTTGCATAAGGCATAATCACGCCTCCAACATTCAAGATTGCAACGCCATCTTTTGTTGTTAATAAACCACTCTCTCGTCTTACTGCTGAACTTGACAAAACCGCATCAATGTCATGGCTTTCCCGCTTGACAATACTCACCATTTTATGCAAATACTCTTCAAGCATTGCCCATCTATTCCTTGAAATCACCTTTAAAATCGTTGTTGGTATTCTATCTGACATAATCTCTCCTTGTTAAAATTCCTTATAACCCCCACTGTCATTGCGAGCTTGCGAAGCAATCCAGAAAAGAATTACATCGGCGAAGCCGTTCAATATCAATTCCCCTCTACCAGAGGGGCAGGGGTGTGGTGTAATTTAATTTAAAATCCATAATCAACATCCTTATAAAAAATCGTAATTCAAAATTGTAATTCGTAATTACCATTAATTGCCACTTTTTAAAATATACATAAAAAAATCAAGAAAACAATTGTAGCACAATTTGAAAATAAAAAAGCGGGGTTGGAAAGAACCCCGCTAATAATTATGTTAAATGAAAAATATTATCTTTTTATTTTTTTTTCGATAACTGTTTATCAAAATCTGAAAGTATTTTTTGAGTTTTGTTAAATTCTTCGTATTCTTGAAATGCTTTTTTATCAGCTTCTTCTCTTGAGATAGTTCCTCTATTATGCAGTATTTTATAATCTAAGAAATTTAAATATTTATCAACACTTTCCATGAATTGTTTCATCGTGAATGAGTTTTTATTTTCTATTAATCTCTCTAAATAGTCAAAATATCCCGAAATTGTTCGCTCTAACTCTTTTATTTGTTCAATCGATAAAACATTTTTAGCGTTATTTACATCTGATTTAAGTATTCTACCACTGGGTGAGTTTTTCCATGTTTTAAGTCCCATGTTCTCCTTGTTTCTATCCACATTTGAAAATATTAACTCTGATGCAGTTTTACCTGTAATCGCAAAATGGAATTTATTTTGTATCATTGCAAAAAAATCATTCGTTTCTTTTGAGTTTGGGTAATAATCAATACAACACTCTGCAAATATATCAGTTATTTGTTGATATATTCTTCTTTCGCTTGCTCTGATTGAACGGATTCGTTCCAATAGCTCTTGAAACAAGTCTTTACTATAAATTGATTGTCCTTGTTTCAATCTTACATCATCTAAAACAAAACCTTTAGTAATAAATTCTTTTAAAGTTTTTGTTGCCCAAATGCGAAATTGAGTAGCTTTTGAGGAGTTGACACGGTAACCGACTGAAATGATGGCATCGAGATTATACCAAAACATTTCTCTTGTGACATTTCTATTACCTTCTTTTTGAACTACCGAGAATTTCTCGGAAGTTCGATTTTCAATTAATTCTTCTGATTGATAAATATTTTTTAAATGAAGTGCAATATTATCAACAGAACAACTAAATAAAATCCCCATCGCTTTTTGTGACAACCATATAGTCTCATCTTTAACCACTACATCAATAGTTATGCTTTCCGTTGGAGTGTTATATATTAAAAATTGTAATTCTTTATTCATTTTTATCTCGATAATATATAAACAAACATATTGAAAAAAAGTAACAAATTATTATTTTTTTGTTATATAGATTACACGGAGGACCGATGAAAAAGATAATGATTCTATTTTTGTTTTGTTGCATAATAGGAATGCTCAAATCAGATGATATTCAACCAATTAAATACACAGCAGAAGAGCTGACAAGAGAGGCAGAAAAGGTGCGTAAAGAAAATGACACAACCTGGATAGAATTCGATAATTTAATTAAAGTAACGGGTGAAATATTCTATTTAGAAATTAATGAGGGGTTGCAATATTTAATAATGAAATTTAAAGGACATTATTCAGATTCTATAGTTACCATTAATTGTTATTGGAATACAGAACTTGAAAAATTCTTAAAATTATCGTTAAAAAATCAAGTAACTATCATCAGCAATATGTATGCTTTCAAAAACTTTCCAAATTCCGACTTCGAAGAAACAATAATTATTAATGCAAAAATCGTAACTAATTGATTGCTTTCATTACATTAACAGCTTCTTTCCAAGATGTCTCTTTCCATTTTTTTTCATTATCTTTATATCTTTGAGAATGTGGTTCATTATATTGGCTCCACCTCCATCGATTCCTATATGAATCCCAAGCATGTTCCCAGTCATCTTCATCAATGTATGGCAAAGCGGGTAACGGGGATCTGGTGTTACCTATTGGTAAAAAATACAATCTTGCAAACATAACTGCTATATTATCGAATTCTGATAATTCGAACATTTGACCAACTAATTCTCTTTTTGTATTTCTACTTAATTCAGCCCAATCAACATCTAATGTTGGGGAATTTTTGACATATTCTTTACATACTTCATTGGCAGTTTTTCGTGTCCAATCATTTGTTAAAACATCATCTATTCCTTTATTAAGCCCTGGTTCAAACTGCCAAAAACCTCTTGCAGGTCCAGTAGGGTTTTGTTTTCGATGCACCCAATCACTTTCTTGTCTTGCAATGGCATATAAAAAGCAAACAATTTCATTAGTTACAGTTCCTCTTTTAAAAGTATCTCTCATTTCTGTTAGGGCTGTTTTTATTAAATTCACTCTCGTCCTATGCAAATCTGTTAATTCAAAACTCATATTATCCCTTGCTTTGTAATAGATTTACTCTCATTTAGTATTCTCAACCACCCCTTAATCCCCTTGATTGCTTCGTACCCCGCAATGGCAGGGATGTGCCTCGCAATGACAGAGGGTAATTTCTATTCAACATCATTATCCACTCCATTTTCTTTGTTCACTTTTTCGTTTTGTTCTCTTTCTGTGTTGCCATATTGGTTTGCGGGTTCGCTTGAGAAGTTTAAGCCATAACCCTCTGCAATCAGTTTTTCCTCTGCTTGCAACCTGCAAATGTCTTTAAAATCTAATCCTGTCAATTTGTTTGCTTCGTGTTGATAAGTCGAAAACCCATATTTAATGCGTAGCATAGAACTATTAGCCTCTTTTATCTTATCTATTAACCCGCCAGTTGGTCCGATAAAGTAGCAACCTGCATATTTCGATTTTATGAAATTGTCTTTTAGGAAACCTTTTGCAATGAGCCTTCCTTTTAAAATTGCCTCTTCATATAAAGCGT